TCCATCACCAACATCGCCCTAGTTTATCACCCCCTCCCCCTTGATACAAAGGCCAAATTTCCTACTTTCATTTTAAAAAAAAAAAAAAAAAAAAAAAAATAACAGAAGTAACGATGCCTTAATGTTGCCACAATCGTCTATGAGGCTATGAGAGATATGAGAGGGTATGAGGGGTATGAGAAATCCATTTTTCTGGTAGAATTTTAATTTTTCGCTTGACTTTTTGGCAAAAGTGTGGTATAATGGTGGTAGAATCAAGAAAGGCAAGACAAATGGAACTCTATTCCCTTCGCAAAACCGATACGCCTGGAGCGTACATAATCACCAAGTTCAACGCGGACTTGGAGGTGGAGTCGAGCTATCTCCTAACCCACGACGAATGTGCTTGTCCTCGTGGTAGGCACAGGACCTGCCGCCATCGCATAATGCTGGGAGTGTTTAAGCAGCACAAGCATATCGGCGATGGCTGGTTTTTGGATTACCACACCCGCCAATGGCTTGAACCCTCGACGAACCATGACTACGAGCCAGAGATAGCCCCCGAGCAGGAGCAGTCGACGGTGGAACCCGTCTTGCCTTCCTCTGTCGCTCCGGCTTCACCCGCCGTGCCTGTCTCGGGGGCACCCAAACGCAAAACCCTTGGATTGAGAGGACTGTGATGAGCAAACCCCTGAACCCTCCAATTATCTACCACGATGGCATCAACCTCTACCTCGAATGGACTGGCCATGCGCAACGATTTCCTTATACAGAAGGCGGACTTGGCAAAGCGCTTAAATTCATACCTCACATTGCATCCGCACCCGGATATGTCACTGGCCGAAGCAATATCGCTGGTAAGCTACTCGATACGCGATCTGCGAAGATTGCGCGTAAGACTAAAGCGAAGAGAGAGGTATCTAACGTCACGGAAGGACAAAGATCAACCGTTAGCGACTCGCTTCGTCGTATCAAGATGATGAGGGATAAGGCGTCATGACCATGATTAAGCGCGTGGCTGGGGCGATAATTGCTTCGGCAAACAGGCGCGACAGTGACGAAGACATGGCCCGCGCCGCCATTGCGGCGATGCGTGAGCCGACGCCGCAAATGCTTAAAGCATCAGGTGGATGGTTAGACACGCCTGAAATCTGGCAAGCCATGATTGACGCGGCCTTGGAGGGAACCGATGCTTGACCTTCAACAATGCCTAAAGGCGATTGCGTTTGTTCGGCAGTTGCTGTTGGATTTTGTTGGCGAGCCAAACACACCTGAGACTCAAGCGGCAATCGAGCGGAGAGTTCAGGAGTTCCTTCATTCTGATGAACCAAGGTTACTACAATGAGCGAACTCTACCTAATCCTCCACAAAGTCCGTGGTGAACCAGCCTTCGACATTGCACAGAAGATCATGATCGGCGACGAAGAAGGCTGGATCATCCCAACCTCTGGCCATCGAGCTTACCCAATACAATGGAGCCTGCTCAACTCACCAATGGTAGAAAACCACCCAGCCTGGGACGACCTCCCCGACCACTACACTGTGGACCGTCAAAAAGTCCACCATACCGCTGGCCGATTGCTCAAGCTCCTGGGCCTTGGCCGATCCAAATCCAACCTCGGAGTAAGACCACTATGAGCCTTTTCAGATCCAACCCCGACCCAAAGATCTCAGTAGCTCCTGAGCTAGTTCGCTCACGCTTTCACCAAATCCTCGACAAGGCCGATACTGCGTACAACGCAATGAACGACATGGCCAGCATACTCTCCTCCCTAATCATGGATTGTGAGAAGGGGATGAAGTTCATCGACAGGTTTAGGGTAGATCTAACCAAATCAATCGGGGACACTGGCATCAACCCAGTCAACATCGAGGAAGAGATGAAAGCCTACGCTCCCAAGGACCGCTCGGAGCTAACTGGATGACCAGACTCCCATACGAAACCAAAGGCGGGCACGCCTCGCTTGGCGAAACCCTCGGCCAGCTAACCGAATACCTCCGCCTCGCATCCGAGGCCGCTCTAACCATCGGCCACCTGTACAAACTCCAACACGACGACATCGAGATGGGTGACCAGTTCCTCCGCATCGGCCAAAACCTCCTGCGCACCAGTGAACTCGCCACCGCCCTCTCAACCAAAGGACACAAGGTAATCCAATGAGCAAGCTCCACGACACCTACCTCGTCTGGACTGGGCGACTATCGTCTGCCCGCCTCGTCGAATACATGGACAAAGCCGGTCACTGGTATCACGCGGCCAGGATGTCCCACGAGCGAGTAGTAAAGCTCGAACACGACCTCAGCGAAGCCCGCGTGGGGATCGGTATACTCAAATCCGAGATGTCCAATGGCAAAGATAAAGAAGTCTAAGCGCGACTCTCGTATCCGCTACCAATCCAAACCCTCAAATGGAGAGCGCTGTGGCCTCTGCACGATGTATCGGTCTCCCAACGAGTGCACCGACGTTGCGGGATACATTAGCCCCCAAGGCTGGTGCAAAATCTTCGCACCCAAAACCAACCGATGAGATGGAGCACATCCTTGATCTTGTTAAGACCACGAAGAAAAACATTCTCGTCCGCTCGGACGCTGGCACTGGCAAAAGTACCATCCTCAAGCTCATCGACCACGCAGATCGCACTGAACCTAAGCTCTATCTTGCGTTTGGAAAGCGTAATGTCGAGGAGGCTGTCGAAGATCGAAAAGCTTCTTACGATGATGGACGACTCGCTTTCCGAGATACAACAGACATCCGAACGTCTCACTCGCTTGGCTACAGAGTTTGGCGAGACACCCTCGGGATCAAAAAGCTCGACGTGAGCTTCACCAAGAACTCAGACATCCTTCGCGAGGCAATATATGCGCGACCAAAGCGGCTCCACTCCGAAGCCTTTGATGAGTTCTTCGAAATCACGTCCGCCATCTCCCTCGCCAAGAACCTTGGCTACGTCCCAGACAACAAATACCACAACGCCAAGCGACTTGCCGATGGGCTCGCCCTGGAACAACGCCTGGATACCAAGCTCTCCGAACTTGGATGGGAACTCGTCGATGAAGTCCTCCTCGCCTCAATCCAAGCATCATATAAAGGGCGTGTTGACTTTGACGACCAGATTTATATGCCCGCTGTGTTCGGAGGAACATACCCACAGTTTGGACTTATCCTTGTCGATGAAAGGCAAGATCTCAACCCCTGTAATCATGCGATGCTCTGCAAATTCCGAGAATCTCGTATTATTGCAGTTGGTGACAGTGGGCAGAGTATCTATGCTTTTCGTGGAGCCTATCCGGACGGTATGGAACGCCACGCAGCCGACTTCGACGCGGTCGAAGCGTGCCTCACAGTCTCGTTCCGCTGCCCCGAGGCGATTGTCAAGGCGGTCCAGTGGCACAAGCCAAAGATGAGGTGGAACCGTGCTGGAGGATTGGCTACTGCTTTATTGGACCCTCAGCCTGACAATTTTGTGGATGGCTGTGCTATCATCTGTCGCAACAACGCGCCCCTTTTCGCTATGGCCTTACGCCTGCTGGCTAGTGGCCGCAGCGTTACTGTGCAAGGAACTGATGTGGGGCCCAAGGTAGTTGCAATAATGAGGAAACTTGGCAATGAGAATATGTCACAACGTGAAACGCTCTCAGCCATCGACTGGTGGCTACAAGAAAAGCTTGCCAAACAGTCATCCACGGCATCCGATATTGCAGATTGCATGCGAGTATTCGCACGCAACGGTCAAACTCTTAGTACATCCATCGCCTGGGCTGAGAGCCTTTTTGCACAGGAAGGAAACATACAACTTCTTACAGGGCACAAGGCGAAGGGGTTAGAGTGGAACCTAGTATTTCACCTGGATCCTCACCTCATCAATCTCAATCTAGAGCAAGAGCGAAACCTAAAATACGTCATCACCACTCGCTCCAAGGATACCCTTTATGAGATCAACAGCCAGGAGATCCAATGGTCACCCCAACATCAAGGATAGCATACCGGCCTTATTATGAGATCCTAGATCGAGCTTTGGATTCGAAGGTAGGAATTCGCGTTCCAAAGGAAGGGTTTGAGGAGAGAGGCGATGCAATGCAGCTCCGCGTGCGACTGCATAAGGCTCGGACTTACGATCGCCAGCTCAACCGCGAGTCGCGCGACCCAGTCGATCCATTCTTTGGCATCTCCGACTACGATGGGCTCATCGTACTGGTTCGCCTGGAAGCTGGCCGGTGGTATGTTCACGTCAAACACAACAGTCTGGGTGGTCATGAGGTAGAGGAACTTTCAGCATGATGTGCCCGATATGTGTGACCGACCGCTGGCCCAATGGCAGTCCGTTCATCTGCATCATATGTGGGTGCCTATGCGACCCTAGCTCTGAACCCTGGACACATTGGAGGTACACAAACACAGGATGGGTACATTTAAAGGCGAACCGATTACCAAAGTCACCCTCTTCCTATACACCAAAGATGTGGAAGAACTCCGGCGAACCCAGGGATATGGATGGACCACCAAAGTAAGGGAGACAATAAGAGAATGGCTAAGATCGAGGAAGATGAAAGATTTCCAGGAGGAATGAACTATCTTGACTGGCTGATGAACGTCCTACCACCAGACGAGGTAACCCCAGAAAACCGGGACCAGATCATCGCCTATATCCGCCGGGATCGAGATCGGGCAGAGAGCGGGGTGAAGGCGAAGAAAACCGACTACTCACCCAAGGTTGACCGATTGATGAAGAAAATCCTAAGACCAAAGCCAAAGCTTGGATTGAGGCCCTTATGACCGAACCAGAATCCAACTTCCTCCCAGGTACCAGCATCCAGTGGGCCTGGGACTCGACTTCGCTCGGAGATCTTAAGAAGTGTATGTACTACTACTTCCTCACTCACATCGAGGGCTGGCGACCAAAAGAAGAAAGCATCCACCTAAGGTTCGGGATCGAAACCCACACCGCGTTTCAGAACTACGACGAATACCGTACCTCAGGAATGGATCATGAGGAGGCCTTAAATCTAGTAGTGAGGGAGATCCTATACTCCGCCCACGACTGGGACGTGGATACCTCCACCCCCGCTGGCGCAGCCAAGAACCGCAAGTCGCTGATGTACCTAGTCGTCCTCTACCTCGACCACTACCAAGACGACAAAGCCACAACCTACATCCGCCCCGATGGTAGGCCAGCAACCGAACTCTCCTTCCGCTTCGAACTCGACTACTCCCCTCAAGGCTGGGACCAGCCCTACACCCTCTGTGGTCACCTCGATAAGATGGTAATGTTCAACGACGAGATCTTTGGAAAGGATTACAAAACAACCACCTCTCAGTTGGATGATCGGTACTTCGCCCAGTACGAGCCCAACAACCAAATGTCGTTCTATACCCTCGCAACCAAGGTGGTGTTCGATGCAAATGTCAAAGGAATCATTGTCGATGCTGCGAAACTTGCTAAAGACCACCCCGAGAAGCCGGAATTCGCGCGTCGATTTACGTATCGGTCTAGCGATCAACTTGACGAGTGGACGCGTGACTTGGCTTTCTGGCTTCGTCTGGCGGAACAATGCGCTCATTCGGGTCACTGGCCACAGAATGACACAGCGTGTGATAAATACGGTGGTTGCAGGTTTAGGGAAATCTGCAACAAGTCGCCGCAGGTCCGGGAAAGATTCCTTGCAGCTGGTTTCACCCAACTCCCAAAGGATCAACGATGGAACCCACTAAGAACACGATAGCCGAGATGTGCTACGTGCGCTATCACCAAGGCCAGACCTACCGGCAGATTGGTTGGGAGCTGAAACTAACCAAAGGCCAAGTAGCGGGGCACGTCTATCGCGAAAGGCTCAAGCGCGGGGAGAACCCCTTACAGGAGGCACGATGGAACAGACTAAAGTCAGGTACAAGGTCATCTTAACCAAGGCGCAGGTTACCCAGGTCCAGGACGGTGAGCTAGGTACGCGTGTGCTTGTTCGGTTTCCACAAGGTATGACTCTAGACATGGACCTATCCTTCCGCCCCGACGCTAGGGTTGGGGATATAATCACAATCTACACGGAGCTATTCGCACATGCCAACACTGGATCAACATCGGTCAACTAAATTCATCAAGCTTCTGGTTTTGGGAGACAGCAAAAGTGGCAAGACAGGGGGCCTTACTTCGCTTGTTTGTGCTGGTTATAAGCTTGGGGTTATTGATATGGATAACAACCTCGATCCACTCCGTACCTTCGTCCAGCATGAATGCCCACTGTTTCTTCCAAACGTGCACTACGTCACGCTCCGTGACCATTATTCCCCTGGACCAGATGGACCAGTGATTAAAGGCGTGCCAAAGGCCTACACTACTGCCCAGAAGATGATGAACCACTGGAAAACCGACGATGAAGACCTCGGACCTCCCTCCGAATGGGGGCCGGATTGGATACTCGTCGTCGACACCCTCTCCCGCTACTGCGACTCGGCCTTTGATTTCCAAGAACCCCTCACACCCAAGGGGCGCTCGGGCCAGTTCGATCCTCGCGTTACCTATGGAAACTCACAAGACGCAGTTGAAAAGGACCTGGCCAACCTCACCAGTGACAACTACGGAACCAACGTCCTGATCCTTGGCCATCTAACTTACATGACCATCCAGGATCCATCTGGCGCAGAGAAAACCAAAGCCTTCCCCCAAGGCATTGGCCAGAAGCTCTCGCCCAAGATCCCACAATACTTCCCCTCGGTCGTGCATTTCTACAACAACAACGGCAGACGTACCCTACGCACGACCTCCACCCCACTCCTCGACCTTGCGAACCCTAAACCGTTCGAGATGTCGAAAGAGTACCCTATTGAAACCGGCCTAGCCGATTTCTTTAAGGTTCTTCGTGACCCACCAAAGGAAACCCCCAATGCCCAGAGGAATATACCCACGCAAAAAGCACAACCACCCAAGATTCGCCGCATCTAAACCAAAACCACAGCGAGGTAAAAAGTACGCCATAAACAGTATCAACATCGTCATCACCCTTCTCAATCACATCAAGCAGGAACTCACAAATGGCTAAATCAGCAATCAAGCCAGCCCCAACCAACCTTACCTCCATCCTCTCCCAACCAGCCGAGGACGCAGAGCGCCCTCCAGTAACCCCGCGCGGGTATTACACCTGCGTGGTCCAAGGTCACCGCTTTGACAAATCCTCGGTCCAACAAACCGACTACGTCGACTTCGTCTTAAAGGTCATCGAGCCCTACAAAAACGTCGACGAGGACGAGCTGGAGGAGTTTGGCGAGGTGCGTGGAACGATTATCAACCACCGCCTCTACATCACCGAGAAGGCGAAGTATCGGATTAAGGAGTTCCTCGAACACTGTGGAGTTGACCTCAGTGATGGGAAGAGCTTCGAACAGGCAATCCCGGAAGCTACAAACTGCGAGGTGATTGTGCAGGTGATCCACGAGCCACTCCAATCAGGCGATGGAGTGATGGCCCGAGTACGTAGCTCGGCACCGGTGGAGTAGCGTGGATTGGTGGGGCGCAAATGCCCCACCAACTTCCTTAAGAGGAAGAGATGACCGCTATTGCAATCGTTGGCGAAGCCTGGGGAGCAGAGGAAGCCAAGCGCCAGACGCCCTTTGTTGGGTACTCTGGCTCGCTCCTAACCCACATGCTGGCCGACGCTGGAATCGACCGATCCCAATGTCTCCTCACCAACGTCTTCAACCTTCACCCTCCCGGAAATGACATGGAGGCACTCTGTGGCCCAAAATCCTCCGGAATCACAGGATACCCAGGGATTAAGTATAGAGATACTATCACCTATATTCGGGAAGAATTCGCCCCCGAGCTTGACCGGCTCGCAGATCAAATTATCTCCGCTGATCCCAACATCGTCATCGCCCTCGGGAATACTGCTATGTGGGCGATGCTTGGAAGAACTGCCATCACAAAATACCGAGGAGTTGTTGATCTCAGCACTCACACAGCATCCGGCTTTAAGGTTCTGCCAACATATCACCCTGCTGCGGTTACACGTCAAATGAGCCTGAGGCCAACCGTCGTTCTCGACCTGGCCAAGGCTCTCCGCGAATCTGAGTTTCCAGACCTTCGCCGCCCCAAGCGCGAGGTTTGGATCGAACCAACCATAGAGGATCTCCATGCTTTCTCCAGAGAGTATATCAACGGATTTGTTTCTATCGATATTGAGACGATCGGATCGCAGATTACATGCGTTGGGTTTGCTCCATCCCCATCGCTTGCGCTTGTTGTACCTTTCCATGACTCGCGAAGAAAGGGACGAAGTTATTGGCCTGATGCTAAGGCTGAACGAGCAGCTTGGAAATTTGTGGACGACATTTGTAGAGATCCGAAGATAAAGAAGGTTTTTCAGAATGGAATGTACGACGTGGCTTTTTTATATCGCGCTATGCGGATTAAGTGTTTTGGTGTTGAACACGATACTATGCTTCTGCACCATGCTCTCCAACCAGAGGCGCTTAAAAGTCTTGGGTACCTTGGTTCTATATACACTGATGAGGGAGCTTGGAAAACGATGAGGGAGCGAGTCACGACGATAAAGAGGGACGAATGAAGGTAATCCAAACCGCTAGCCTCTCTCCCTCCGACCTTGCCCCACAACAACGTGAATGGGTGTACAATGGCTTGGATTGCGCTGTCACTGCCGAAGTCCTCAATGTCCTGCTCCCACAACTTGATAATCACACGGCTGCGACTTACAGCTTTTCTCGCGATCTTCAAGGCCCGGTGTTCGAAATGCGGGTTCGTGGTGTATTGGTGGACGAAACCAAGCGAGCGGACGTGATTGAGGAGTATTATGAACTACTTGAAAGACTTGAAGATCAACTGGAGACGATTGTTAGAGTTGGCTGTGGGATACACGACTTTAATTGGCGTAGTAATAAACATCTCCACGAACTCTTCTACGACATTCTGGCTCTCCCTCCTGTTATGCGTAGCGGGAGGCCTAGTGTTAATCGTGATGCTTTGGAAAGACTTCAATCATACTTCTCTGCCGCGCAAATAGTACGACACCTTCTAATGATGCGTGACTTGCAGAAGAAGATTGGGATGCTACAAACGGAGATCGATCATGACGGAAGGATGCGAACATCGTATAACATTGCAGGAACTAACACTGGGCGACTTAGTTCAAGTTTTAGCGAGTTTGGCACTGGAACGAATTTACAAAATATCGAGGAATCCCTCCGGTCGGTATTCGTTGCAGATCGAGGATATAAGCTCGCCTACTTCGACGCCGAGCAAGGCGAATCCCGCTGCGTCGGAGCAATTGAATGGAACCTATTCGGAGATGGAAGATATTTGGATGCTTGCGAAGCAGGGGACCTGCACACTACAGTTGCAAAGCTTGTATGGCCTGAAATTCGATGGACCGGCAACATGGCAAGCGACAGGAAGCTGGCCGAGCAACCCTACTATAGACATTACGATCGACGCTTCATGTGCAAAAAAATTGGGCACGGAACTAACTACGGAGGCAAGCCTCGAACACTTGCAAACCAGTCAAAGATTGAAATCGGTCTTATTGAGGATTTCCAACCTAAATATTTCTCCGCCTTCCCTGCCCACCACCAATGGCACCACTACGTAGACCAGCAGCTGCGGGAGGAGGGGTACATCGTCAACCTCACCGGTCGCAAGCGGTATTTTTTCGGGAGACGAAATGATGACGCGACGCTACGCGAAGCCATCGCCTACGATCCCCAAGGATCGCTGGCTGATATTCTTAATCGAGGGATGCTTAATGTATGGCGACGAAGAGACTGTCAACTTCTTATGCAAATCCATGATGCAATCCTTGTGCAGTATCCCGAAGCGAAAGAGGATACAGTTATACCTAAAATTATCGAAGCGCTTCGATACCCTGTATCGCTGGACCGAAACCGCGAATTTATTATTCCCTTCGGCATAGCCTCAGGCTGGAATTGGGGAAAGTATGACGAAAGCAAGAACCCCGATGGGCTCAAGACCTATGAGCCTAGTGATAAACGGAAGCGCCAGCAGGAGATGCGTATCTTGGATCAGCCGGTTCGTAGAGTTCACCGAAAATCTTGAAGCTCCGGTCCTGTTTAGGAAGTGGACTGCGATTGGGGCTATCGCAGCGGCCCTGGAGCAGAGGGTTTGGCTCAACTCTGGCGGTGATACGCTGTATCCAAATATGTACGTGGTGCTTGTTGGTACCCCCGGAGTAGGGAAGACCCGGACCATAATGAAGGGCCGGGCCTTGCTTGATACGCTGGAGGGGTTTCATCTGTCGCCCACGGATATGACCAAGGCCTCGTTGGTTGATGCGTTGGTTGGAAGTAAGAGAAACTGGGTTCAGCATCACCCAGTGTCGATTAACGTTGAGTTTCACTCTATGACGATCATGTTTGATGAATGGGGAACGCTGCTATCCTCGTTCGAAGGCGACATGATCCCAACCCTCACGACGTTTTATGATGGAACGGTGCCATATGAACATACACGGCGTCATAAGGATACTCGCATACGGATCCCTCGGCCCCAGCTTAGTATCATCGCTGGGAGTACTCCTAGTAATCTTATTAAATTCATCCCAGACTTCGCCTGGGACCAGGGATTTACTAGTCGCCTTATTCTTGTGTTTAGTGGTGAGCGTAATATCCGTGACGATTTCTCTCTTGTCACTGGAGAAGTACCTCAAGATTTGATCCATGACTTGCAGGTGATGTTTAAGACGTTGTATGGCCCCTTTAACTGGACCGAGGATTGGCGGAAGGCAGTTAAGAAATGGAGGGATGAAGATGAGCGACCAAAACCAACACACCCGAAACTGGTTCACTACAATGCTCGAAGGCGGGCGCACTTATACAAGCTTGCTATGGTGGCTGCGGTTGATCGTGGTGATCAACTGCGTCTCGATCGTCGGGAATTTGATACTGCTTTGGAATGGTTACACGAAATCGAACGCGCCATGCCTGATGTATTCGCAGCTGGAGCAATCTCCGCCGATGGACGAGCGATGGACGAGATCGAAGAGTTCATCGCCCGTCAAGGTGGACCAGTTACCGAACACCGCCTCCTCAGGTTTGCCCAAGACCTGCTACCAGCCCACTCTCTCCTTAAGGTCCTTTATCTTATGCTTGCATCAAAACGGATCAAGCAGGTAGGAAAGGATCCGATTACGTATGTTAAGGGGGACGTCATCGACCCTTCCTAAATCCACGATAGACGTCGCCGAAGCCCCGTACTTTCTGCTTCCCATAGGTGTGGTCGACTGTGAACTCTGCAATCTTCCCAAGTTCTTCGTTGGTCATACCGCCAGTGGCGAGGCCGAGGATAAAGTTGGCGTCACGAATGGTCTTGCCAGCAGAGTCGGGGGTGAAGGCGTGCTTGCCCTTTTCTAGGTCGCCGATGAAGGTGACGATCTTTTCAAAGGGAACGGTCATGATGCCAGCAGAGTAGTGGTAGCCGCCCAGGATGGATTCGGTTAGGTCCCTGGCCACTGGCCACACACTGGCTTCAGGGCGCCACGCGAGAGCTTCAGCCAGATACTTCGCCTCTTTCATACTCATCAGATCTCGGTACGAGTACTTCGAACCCTTGGGGACGAAGGGGCGGTTGACATCGCCTGAGAGCGGATCGACTGCTTCCTCAATCGCTCCCAGCGCAAGGGTGGTGAGGAAGAAGTAACCTGCGATATGGGGGATGCGATTCTTGGTTTTGTCGTACTGCTCACGCAGTTTGTCGACGTCGTAGTACTGGTTTGGGTTAAGGGTGATCGTTGTGCCTCGATCGGGGATCTGGGGGACCTCCTTCCCATCCAGCGCGCGTCTTTCGAGGTAGAGCTTCGCCTTCCATGCTTCTTCGTACTTAAGGTTTAGAATCGTGTTGAAGAAGTTGTAGAAGGGAAGGAAGTATTGGGCGGTTGGGCCAAGGCGTTGGACCTTGGCTCGGGCAGCGGTGACGGTGGAACCATGTGCTCGACGCACTGCGCGGTCGGCCTCGAATATCGCCTCGCCCTCGTCCTGCCCTTGGCCCTTGGCCTTCCAATATTGCGCAAGCCAGGTAGGTACGGCTGAGGCGTAGTCGGAGATCGAGACAGGGTAGGCACCGATATAGCGGGAGATCCTACGAGCTTTTTCAGCATTGCTTAGGGACTCGAAGTATGTCCGTTCGTCCCCGTGCATGTTCTCGATCCAGTACCGCATGCGGAGGGGAAGCTCACCGCTTACGCGGATGGCAAACTGGTTCCACCTCTCGCCGGTCTCTGGATTGCGGCCCCAGAGTTGCATCGCTGCGTCGGCAAAATTTCGAATTCCAACCTCTCTCATCGACAACAGCATTGCTGTTGGCGCGTGCTTCATCACCGTGCCGGGGTTTAGCCCGATGAGTTGGTTTATAATCGCCTCTCGTGCGATCTGGGCGATTTTGACAAGGCCCATTTGGTTAATGGTGCGGTAGGATCTCGAGCCAACCGTATCCCTCAGCCAGGGGATTAGCTCGGCGTAGTACTCCTTCCCAAACGCCTTGGTGAACCCGTTGGCGAAATCTGGGTGGAGGAAAATCTTGGCCAGGTCCTGCACCGCCTCTCGCATGGCGATGTCGTTGAGCATTGTTTTGATCTTGAAGGGGACGGCAGAGAAATCGAGGAGGATGGGGTAGATCGCACCGGTCCTGGGTT